GACGGCATACGAGATCTAGTACGGTCTCGTGGGCTCGGAGATGTGTATAAGAGACAGACACCCACCTCTTACATGCAGCCTCAAATGCACCTCTAACCTCAAATCTTCCCAAATCCCAAAAACATGCTATACTGATCCAAACACGATTTCGGATGCGAAACACGAAACACGGAAATGCGAAACATGAAACAACTCGATGTTTTTGATTTGGAATCGTTGAGGCGGGCTTGGATGAGCGGCCAAGTGTTGGATTCTCCGGTGAGGAGGCAACGGGATGCGCACGAGAACGCAGCGCAGCATGAGAAAATACACCCCGGCGCAGCGGAAGGGTTTCGGGTACGAGAAGCGGGTGAAGACGCGGCTGGAACAATTGCTGCTTCCACTTGGATGGAGGATACGGGATCATGTGTGGGTTGAGCATGTGCAACCGGATTTTGTGCTGGAATCCCCTGGGGGGTGTTTGCTGGTTGTGGAGGTGAAACTGACGCAAACGGATTGTGAAATGCAATTAGCGAAATATAAACATGTGCTGGGTTGTGATTTGGGGATTCAAATCTGCCGGCGGCTGTTGCCGGGAGCGAACCCGGTGGATTTCTGGGATGCGTCGGATGGCGATGTTGTGCTTTGGTGGATTTAACAATGAGTGACTTTCCTGACAACTTTCCTGCCAAATCTGTTTTCAGTGAGATTGAGCCGGTTTCGACTCCAGTATGGCGGCGGACTCCGACGCGGATGGCGGCAGCTGTGAGCAAACCGACGGAAAAACTCTTTGATGATCTGGATGAGTACATGGCGGAACGGTATGATCTGCAGGAAATGCCTACCTTTTGTGATCTTGCCGGGGCTTCTGGGTTTGACTCTCTTACGCAAATGATCAACCACGCACGGCGCTCGGGACCGGAAACGATGCGAGGGATTTCTCGGGCGCTGCTGGCTGTGTCGGCTGGGTATGAGGAGGAGGTTGTGAAGGGGAATGTGGGTGTGTTGAAGCTGCTGCAACAAGTTCCGATGCTGGATTCGAGAGAGCCAGCGCATCAAGCTCCGCAGCGGCCTTTTGCACCTTCTCACGATGTGAATGTGCGGATTACGGGAGTTTCGGCGCCGGAAACGGAAGGACGGCAGCTGACGGGGCAGCAAGCGTATTTGAAACTCATCCGACACAAAACGTATGAGGATTTGGAAACTGTTGCGGACTCGATGGAAGATGCTGAGGACGCGGATTACAAAGTGATTGAATTAGAATGAGCCGACAGCAAATCGAATGAGACTGCTTCAATACCGACAGCGAATCAAGTGGGATGATCCGAAAGCGGATTATGAACGCATGGCGCAGTTGCGAAAGGAAAATCTTTTGCAGCTCGCGCAGAACCAAGGAGCAATTCCACAGCTCCTCGAATACTACGGTAAGGGCCGCTGGGCAGAACTCATCTCCGATTGGGGAATGACGTATGATCCGCGGGAGACTAATCCTGAACTCCGCTATCGGCCTTTTGTTTTGTATAAAAGGCAAATCGAGTATTGCGATTGGGTTTACACACGGTGGGTGAAGCGGGAAAGAGGGTTGTGTAAAAAGTTCCGTGGTGCTGGAATGTCGTGGTTGAACTCGGCAATCAGCGCGGCGATATGGCTGACGCAACCGGATGCGGTTATTACCCTGGGATCGCAGAAAAAGGAAAAGGTAGACAATGGGGATGGAGACCCGGATTCGCTGTTCTGGAAGGTTCGGAAATTCCTTGACATGCTGCCAGCGTTGTTTGTCCCGGAGGATTGGCGGGCGTACTCCAAAAACATGGTGGTTGTAAATCCGGAGAATGGATCGACGATAAGAGGGGAGATTGGGGATCAGATCGGTCGAGGCGGTAGAGCGTCAATTGCATTTCCAGATGAATTCGCGGAACTTGAGCATCAAGAGCTTGTTGAATCCGCATTAGCGGAGACAGCGGATTGTGTCATTTACGGCTCTACAGTCCCAACCAAAGGTGGTGTGGGATCGAAATTCTACGAGCTCGAGCATCACTTGCCGGAAGAGCAAGTTTTCGTTTTTCAGTGGATTGAAGATGAGAGAAAGCGGCTCAACCCGGATTTGCCCCCGGAAGAGGAGCCGTGGTATTTGAAGAAGAAAAGTGAAGTGAGCCCGGTTGTTTTCGCTTCGCAGTTCTTGTTGGATTATTCCGCAGCGACGTCGAATGCTTTTATCCCGGCTGAGCTCGTGAGAGAATGCATAACGACAAGGAAAAGCTCAATCCAACAGCCTCCGCAAATTCCGTGGCGGATTGGTATTGATGCCTCGGGGATGGGAAATGATCTGACGAAGATTTGGCGGCGCAGAGGTCGATTGAATCTCGAACCCATAACGTTGCAAAAGCTCGATGGTGTGCAGCTGGCGAAGATTGTTGAGGCGGAAGCAAAGCGACTGCTTGCGTCGGGGCCGATTGAGATGATTGGGGTTGAGCGGGATGGTCCTGGAGGCTCTTGCGCAGATCAACTCAAATACGGGCCGTTTGCGCGAATCGTTGCGGCTGTTCATACCGGGGCGAGGTTGCAAGACGGAAGGCATTACAATCTCCGTGCATGGCTGCATCAACAGGCGAAAGACTATTTGGAGGAGGGATGCCATCTTCCGAACTCTCCGACGTTTATGAGTCAGGCTACGGCGATTCAATTCGAGTACAGGGGTGGACTTTTGCTGATCGAGTCCAAGATGGATTACCGATCCCGATTTTCGTCCGGCAGAACAAGGGCGGAAAAGAATAGCAGCAAGTCCCCGGATGAATGGGACTCGTTTATTTTGTCATTCATCCCGCCAGTAGGAAAGCTTGTTAAGTCTGCTGCGCCGGAATTATCAATCAAGTCCGTGAAGGCGTGGAAACCTCTGGACTCTGTTATTGGTTATTAGTCTTTTGTGTGGCCTTGTTCGTCCAACGAACCCACCCCCATAGGAACCTCTCATGCTATTTCCTGAACCTCCTCTCGACGAATTGCTGGATGAAGTCGCGGCGCGTCTGAGCCCGGAACGTGATAAGGCTGTAAAAGCCCGAGCCGAAAGCGGATTGGAGGAAATTTGGCAAAAGGCACGACGGCAATATCAAGGGCTGGATGATGCTAATTCAGTCGATCCCGGTAAACCGCGAACTCTCGACGGCCCGCTGCAAACAACGATGCGGGATCAAGCGAGGGAGACGAAATCAACTGTCTTTGTCAACATCACGCGCCCGTATACGAATGCAGGAACAGCAAAGGTTGCTGACATTCTATTGCCAACGAGTGGTAAGAAAAACTGGGGGCTAAAGCCAACGCCGGTTAGCGATGTGGAAATCCTCCGGCAAGCTATCGTATCCTATCCTGAGCTTACTTCCATCATGCCGGAGCCGCTGACGGAGTTGCTCAGTCAAACGGATGAGGATGTCGATGCTGCGATGGCGGAAGCGGAGACCTGGATTGATGACTGGCTGACGGAAAGCAAATGGCATTCAAATGTAAGGAAGCAAATTATCGAGGCAGGCAAAGTCGGAACCGGAATCATCAAAGGTCCGTTCTCCAAACTCCGGAAGCTTCGGCCAGACGTCAAAGCATTGCTTGACAGCATTCCGCAGGCATTTCCCGAGCCTGAAGCAACGGTTGTGCGAAAGAGGCTCGAACAGCGTTTGCTCTACAAACCAGGGCATGAGACGATTCCTGTAGAAAATTGTTTCCCCGACATGCCCGGATGTGGGGATGACATTCAGAACGGCAGGTTCTTTTGGGAAAAAGTTCCGCAGGTTACAGCAACGCAGTTGCAAGATTTGTTGGAAGACCCGAATTATTTCGCCTCGCAAATCTACAGATGTCTGGAAGAAAAACCTATATGGACAAAGCAGGAAGCCCGGGGAAAAAAGGACAAGGACTCTTACGACATTTGGCGGCGCCAGGGCACGTTCGATCTGGGAAAGCTGGATGGAACGGGAGTTAAAAATTACGTTTTTGTTGAACTTGAGCTTTGCAACGACCATTTAATCAAAGTCGTTGTTCCACCGCTGGATGACACAAGATTCACTTACTGGCCTATGTTGTGGGAGTCCCGGCAAAACTCATGGGCGGGGATAGGAATTCCTGAGCAAATCGAAACACCTCAGCGGGGACTCAATGCATCCGCTCGCGCAGGCAACGATAACATGGGTTGGAGCGTGGGATTCCAGCTCATTTTCGGCAAAGGCATTGAGCCGTTTGATGGGGAAGATTGGACGCCTACTGCGTACAAAAAGTGGAAAGACGTAACAGACGCCATTGCGGGGCTTACCGGCCAACAGCGAGAGGCAAAGGATGCAATCGGCACGATTGAGTTTCCGAACTATTTGGACAAAATCCTGGCGTGGATTGAATTCTGGCTGCAAATGGCGGAATCCACCACGGGCTTACCATTGCTGTTGCAAGGGCAAAAGTCGAGTGACTCTGTCGGTGTTAGCCAGGCGCTGGGGAATAACGCAACGACAAACTTGCGAATGCTGATCAAACATTGGGATGATGAGACTTGTGCGCCTTTAGTTCAACTCCACTACCAGTGGGTGCAGCAATACGGGCCGGAGTCTGCAAAAGGCGATGCAGTGGCGATGCCATTGGGATCATCCACTCTAATCGTGCGTGACTTGCAGCAGCAATCCTTGTTGCAAATCATCGACCGTGTGGTTCAGCCGATCTTCCGCAAATCGCCTGCAAAACTCATGGACATGTTTTTGGAAGGCTTGCAGTTTGATCCGAGAGAGCTGGAGATGTCGGAGGAAGAACTGCAACAGCTGCAAGCAGCGCAGGAAGAGCCCGAAGCGCCAGTCCAAGTCGCGCAGATCCGAACGCAGTCTGAAGAAGCGATTGCGAAAATGGAGGATGTGCGGAAACGATGGGAGGCGATGTTGGATGCGCAGCTTAAAGGCATGAGCATTCAGCAAGCGGAGGATGCGGTTGAGACGCAGGCGGCGGGAAACATTGCGTTGGAAGCTGTTAAACAAGATGCTCCGCAAGAGCCGAAAGAGCCGCAAAAGACGCAAAAGTCGCAAGAACTTCCCGACATTGATGAGTCCTTGAAGCTACTGGGGGCTGCATGAGTCTATCAACAAACTTAGCTCGGGTTCCGACCTTTTTAGAGTTAGAAGTTCAGAATATTGCAGGAGGTAAATATGTAGCTCTATCGCAATTACTTGACATTTCCGACAAACGTGCTATGCTTCTGATGAAGCAGCTCGCGCGCCCCGATTGTCCTGCTGATTCCGTTGGGGCGCTACAAGGTCGAATCCAAGAGCTTACCGAATTATACGAACCTTTGAGCAAACAAAATGTCTGAAGAATTCCCCATCGAAGAAAACATTGAGCCTGAAGGCGAGGAGTCAACTCCCGAATACGCCTTCGGTGATTTCACATCTGACGAAGTTGCTGAGCGTCTTGGTTATGTCCGGAGTCTTCCGGAGCATCTCCGTGGGATGGAGTCCCGCGTTGAAAGCCAAGTAACCCCTGTCATGGAACAACTGAGAGGGATTCAGGAAAAGCTTGGGTCGCAAAATGCGTTTGACCCAAAGCTGGAAACGGTTCAAAAGGTCTTGGCTGAGTACGATCCTGCATTGGCGGAAAAGCTGCTGCCCGCGTTGGCCGAGGATCTGAAAAACTCCATGCAAACAACGCCATTGGGGCCTGAAGCACTTCAACCTTTCGTCGATCCGATGATGGAAGAGCGGCAATCAGCATTGATGCAGCAAATCGTGCCTGCCATGCTGGAGTCGTTACCATTCGATTCAGACGCGGTAGTAAAACGTGATCCGTCTACGGGAGAGATTCTGCCCCCGGAAACGGAGCTGCAAAAGCAGTTTTACAAGTGGTGGGAGCAGGCGGATGCACCTACCCATAAGGCGCTGGAGAATCCCGATATTGGATTCGTTCGTGCTATGAGCAAGTTTGGCAAATGGAGAGCCGAGCAATTAGGAAAAGAGGGAGAGACTGCCGGAGCTGCATCCGACCGTCTTGCCGCTGGGACTCAGATCCGAAGCGGAGGCAAGCAACATCAACGCCCTGCAAAGACACTCGAAGATGAATTCAATGCAGGTGCACAAGCAGTTCTGGCTGAATACGGGAGAGCCTAATGGCCGGTCAAAGATATACGACAGAAGCAGGGCGACTGGAAAATTTCCGAGGTCGCGTCCTGACTCGTGCGGGTTTCACCGAGATGCTTTGCAAACTCGGAGACATGCACAAAATGCCGAAGAATGAAAGTGAGACCATCACGTTCATTCGAGCATTGCCTTATGGTGGAGTGGACAATGAGTTCATCGCCGCTGGAGGTGATTCGGATTTCATCAACAAACACCTCATTGCCGATGGCGTTACGCCGGAAGCTGATTCCATCGCAACGGTTCGCAAGCAGGCGACCTTGCAGCAGATCGGCTGCCTTTTCTCCTACACAGACAAGACCTATGAAGTCCACGAGGAAGGTCATCTGTATTTGGAGGAGATGGAAACACAGACCACGGAGCGTGTCACGCTCGCGCGTGAGATGATGTGCTACGGGGAGATGAAAAGCTGCGACACCAAGTTCTACGGTGGCGCTGGCACTTCCGTTGCAACGGTGAATGGTCCGATGACTCGTGCGTTGTCACAGCAGATCGAAAAGACGATCAAGCGCAACCACGGAATGCCGATCAACAAGATGCTGAAGTCTGGTCCGGCCTTCGGTATGCAGTCGGTTCCGGCATCCTTCCCCGCGTATTGCCATACGGATATGAGGCAGACGTTGGAAAACACTCCGGGCTTCAAGAAGGTTGAGGACTATGGTGGCCGTCCGCTGCTGGACGAAGAGCATGAGATCGGCTCGTTGGGCTCGTTGCGATTCATCGAAAACCCGCTATTCACCTACATGCCCGATGCGGGAGCGGCTGTTGGAGGCTGGACGGGAAATGGCACTGCGTCGTCAACCACCGGCACGCTCATGGACGTTTATCCGGTCATCGTCATGGGACGAGGCAAAGCGGGTGGCGGTGCATTTGGTCAGGTTGCTCTCCGTGGTCGTGAGGCCCTCAAGGTGGAGAACAAGCGGTTGGGTCAGATCGACTCAGGCGATCCGCTTGGTCAGCGTGGATACGTTGGCGGCACCACCTATCAGGCGCAGTTGGTTGAGAACGACGGCTGGATGGCGGTTGTTTTCGTCGGAGTAGAGGCGTAATCATGGCAATTTCCACACTTGAGGTCGCGCAGACGCTGCAGACGGAGATGGGTCCGGTTGGTGCTCTTGCGCTTCAGGAGTGGCTTTTAGCTCAGCAACAAGCTTTGGCCGCCATCTCGGCCAAGCTTGACGCTGACACAGGTGTCGCGGACACTGATTACGAAGCCACACTCAACACCTTTTTCACGGAGTAAACATCATGCCTGGTCCTGCAGGTTCTACACTTTCTGTCGTAACGAATTCCAATCAAGCCAATGGCTCGGCGACGATCCTTCGTCTGTCCGGCACCTATACGGCAGCGGATTTCGAGATCAACACCGCCGACGGTCTTGGCTTTACGCCATCCTATGTTCGAGTGCTGAACGAAACCACGGGGAACGATACGGAATCGACGCCGTTGTCTGCTGACACGAAGGGAATTACGTATGGCCCTGGGCGTAAGCTTGGAGTTGCAGTGGCAACGGCCGGCCCAATCACTACCAACTCAACGGTGCTGATCGAGGCGCATAGGTAATGGCAACGACAACCCGCACAACGGAGACGCATGTCGTTGACGTGCCTGGCAAAACAACTTCCGGTGCGGTGGGCAGGCCAGTGGCGAAACCCACTGAGCCTGTCAATACCTCCGACGAGCCCCGTATCGAGTCAGCGCCAGTATTGCCTAATCAGGCGTATTTGGATGAGCTGAACTGGCTTAAGGAAGAGGTGGAGGTCACGCTGCTGCAATCCAGCGATCCGACTGACACAATCAACCGGATAGTCATTACCATCAACGGTCGGAGTTACCCGTTTTTGCGAGGTCATCCCCGCAAGTGCCCTCGGTTTGTTCTTGAGCACCTGGCAACCGCAAAACGGGAGTCGATTCGTTTCACCACCTCCAAAGACCACAAAGGGGATGCGAGGAACCATACGCAGCGGGTTCCGTATCTCAAGCATCCGCATACCTACAGAACGTTGACGACGGGGGCTGCAGACTCGGCTAAGGAGGCCAAGTGGTATAACGACTGTTTGAATCGGACGTTCTGATGAACTATTTGCAGTTGAGCCAGTGGGCCGCGGAGGAAGTCAACCAACGCCCGCTGGATTTCACCACGGTTTCCCAGGCTCAACTGACCGATCCTTTTGAACGTCGAGTCGTTCGAGCAGTCCAATCCGCATATAGGGACATTGTGCAGCTCAGCCGCCATTGGCGGTTTTTTAACATGCGGGGTGAACTGCTTAAGCTCAAGGAAGGGCAAGCTGAGTATACTCTGTGTGGTATTCAGTCGATTGATTGGAATTCGTTGTATTTAACTCGTGAGGGCACCTCAGCGCGTTGGCCTGTGTGGCAGCAATCGTATGCGGTTTGGCAAATGCGGGAGCAAGCTTCTCCAAGCTCAAAAGGGGTTCCGTTGGAGCTTATTCGGACTCCTGACCCTGATACGTGGCTTGTCTGGCCAACACCCACCCGAGATTTTAATCTCAATGGCAACGCGCAAATAAAGCCGGGGGATTTGACTCTCAATTTCGATACTCCTTGTTGGGATTCTGAGTTTCATGATATTGTTGCTCTGCTTGCTGTCATGCGGCTTGAAGGCCGAGTTGCAACGAGGGATGAAGTTGTATCGGAGTTGAATACCAAAACCGCTCGTCAAGCATTCTTATCTCGATGGGACCCGTTCTGCAGGCAGTATTTGCCTGAGTTCATATCAGCTCCCACCCTCTTCTGAGATCACATCATGGCACGTGAGTGGACACAACTTTCTGCAGTCGTCCAGCAGGCGATTGGTGGTGGACTGGCGAATTTTGTATTAAACAGTCTTCCGGCCAGTGGTGGGTATTTGTCTTGGCCCGCGTCAGAGGATGGGAAGGTCACATATTATTTCGCTCAAAACCTTGCAGGGAATGAAAGAGAAGTTGGCTCGGGTGTGTACACACATGCAACCCGAATCATTGAGCGGACAACGATTTATCAATCCACCAATAACGATCAGAAGGTTAATTTCAGTCAAGCTCCGCTTGTCGTTGCAACGTGGGGCGGAGAGCTATTTCGTCGGGTTGACGAAGTTCTTGATATTACGGATGGCGGAACGGTTCAAGATGCACTGGTTGCACTTGGGATTGAGAATGTAGATAACACTGCTGATGCGGACAAGCCGGTTTCTACTGCAACGCAAACGGCGTTGGACGGCAAAGAGCCGTTGATTGGAGCGAAAAACACAGCATTTAACAGGTCATTTGCTGGGTCAGGTGCAACGGATGATGTTGCACGAGCTGATCACGATCATACAGGGATTTATGAGCCTGCAGGCACAGTTTTAACCCACTCCGGGGGTGAGGATGGTGCGGCTGCTCATGTAAGTGCGTCGGATCGAACAACGTGGGATTCTGCGGGAACTGATTCCCATACACATGCAAACAAGGCGCTGCTCGACACATATACGCAGACGAATACCGATCTTGCTGCAGCTGTTGTTCACAAAGATGCTGTAGATCCTCACGTTACGACTAGCCAAAAAGCTGATTGGGACTCAAAGGCTGAGGGAGTCCACACGCATCTTCTAGCAAATATAACGGACTCTGGCTCAGCGGCGGCCTTAGATGCAGGTACTGCGATTGGAAATGTAGTCACGCTGGCGAATGTCGGAGGCAATCCCGGATTACCAGCTGTTGATGGCTCGCAGCTGACGGGAATTACAAGCGGAACGTTCTTACATGCTGATCTAACAGACACGACGACTGACGGGCATCCAGGGACTGTAATAACCATCGCAGCGGGTGTGCAGGGTAATGCTGTTTCAATTGCTGCGAATGGATCATTGCAAGATGCAGGTGTTCCGCCCGGCGGAGCGACTGATCTCAGCATAACGACTCGAACAGGGACGGCTTTTACCATTGCGTCAAGCAGTGGGCAGGATGCAGTAGCGCCAGCGGCTTCAATAACCGAAGCGGGTCTTTTGAGTGCTGCAGACAAAACCTCCATTGACGGGTTGGGAACAGCAGCGTCTCTGGATGTTGGCACGACGGTTGGTGATATTGTCCAGCTTGTCGATGTTGGCGGAAATCCGGGAATGCCGGCTGTTGACGGCTCACAGCTGACAGGGATTGCAGGCGGATCAGGGAATAATTGGCTTACGGCTAATAGTGGAGTCAATTTCACAAATCCGCCCTCGGCTGCTGCCAGCAATGCAATCGCGCTTGGTGATGGAGCTGTTGGATCGGTGGCTGATTTCATTGCAATTGGTACTGGTGCGGTTGCTCAACTAGACACTCAAATTGTTGTTGGCACCTATTCGGGAGAGGCAGGCACTGCAATCACGTTCCGAACGACAAATGGTGCGTTGCGTGTTTTGACTAATGGTACTGTCGAAACCTCCTCGGACGGGGGAACGAACTGGAGTGGGCTGTCGGCATCTAGTCAAAATTGGCTCTTTGCAAATGGCGGAGCCAATTTTACTGTTGCACCTACAGCGACTACTGATTCCATTGCGATTGGTGAGGCTGCGATAGCCGGAACAGGAGGGACAGGGGCTGTTGCTATTGGCAATGCCGCTGAAGCAGTGGCAAATCGTGGTGTCGCAATAGGTGAGGGCACATATTCAGATCAGGTTGGCGTCGCGATTGGCAATAACGCAACGAACACTGCAGCGGGTATTGCGATTGGATACAATACTACTGCTCAAAATGCGTCTGGCGTTGTTATTGGTACTAGCGTTGATGATGGTGGATTAACAGCAAATAAGATTATAATCCGCACTCCAGATGCGGCGCTTCGAGTGCATACAGACGGGACGCTTGAAACATCGTCTGATGGGGGAACGAACTGGGCGGCTGTTGCTGGGGGCGCTGGCAATAATTGGCTTACTGCGAATAATGGGAGTAATTTTGCAACGCCTCCTTCTGCAACCGGAGCCGATGCAATTGCTCTTGGAAACAATGCTGTAGCTAACTTTGCTGACACTATTGCGGTTGGTGCTGGGGCGTCAGTTTCCAACATTCTTGCTGTTGCAATTGGAGAGACAGCTAGCTCATCAACGCAAGGTGTTGCTGTTGGCTCAGGGACTTCTGCGGGAACTCGTGGCGTAGCTATAGGGCTGGGGGCTCAGTCGCCAGGAGCCAACTGCATTGCTATTGGATATGATGCGACTGTAGCACTAGATACTCAAATTGTTATTGGCTCTTATGCAGGAGAAACGGGAACTGCTATTGCGCTCCGAACGGTAAATGGAGCCTTGCGAGTTTTGACTGATGGTAGTGTCGAGTCCTCGTCAAATGGCGGAGGGAGCTGGGCGGCTGTTGGTGGTGGTGGATCGACTCTACATGCGGATTTGACTGACACAGCTACGGACGGCCATCCGGGCTCTGCAATTACTATTGGTGGTGGAGTTCAGGGTAATGCGGTTGCAATTGGCGCAAGTGGAGAGCTGGTTGATGCAGGGACAGCGCCTGGAGGAACTGCAACTGCAATCGTATCCGATGTTGCTCTCGA